CGGTGACCTCACTGCAGTCGGTGTTGAGACACGTGAGCGCTTCGTTGTCAAACTGAAGCCTATCTTGCCTCAGAACTTCTTAATTGACCCTGTAGCCACTGATATTGACTCTGGATTAGGTGTTGCGGTTGATGAGTTTGTTCCTAAGCATCAGGTAGAGATGTTAATCAATGATGGTGTTTATCGTGATGTATTGCTTGAATCTACATTTGAAGACACTGACCTAGAGCCTGATCAGGACTTAACAATCTATTCAGACGACAAGGTAAGACTGACTAAGTATTACGGTCTAGTTCCTCGTTACATGTTTGACATGGCGATGGTAGAAGATGACAACGAAGAGATTGCTGATATCTTAGAGGATGAGTCAGAATCAGATCGTAAGAACGAAGAATACATCGAAGTTGTTTGCGTCATGGCGAATGGCGGTCAACTACTGAAGATTGAAGAAAATCCCTACATGATGCAAGATCGTCCGATTGTTGCGTTTTCTTGGGATACTGTTCCCGGACGTTTTTGGGGACGAGGAATCTGTGAAAAAGGATTCAACTCTCAGAAAGCCCTTGATACTGAGCTCCGTGCTCGTATTGATGCTTTGGCATTGACAGTGCACCCAATGCTTGCTGTAGACGCTTCTAGGCTCCCTCGTGGCGCTAAAATGGAAGTAAGACCCGGTAAAGCGATTTTAACCAACGGTAACCCGTCAGAGATCCTCAAGCCTTTCCAGTTTGGTCAACTAGACCAACTCTCATTTGCACAAGCAAAAGATTTGATGCAGATGGTACAACAGGCTACCGGAGCTATCGATGCCGCAGGGATTCCGGGCTCAATTAATTCACAATCGACTGCCGCCGGTATCTCAATGGGCTTAGGTGCAATTATTAAGCGTCATAAGCGAACACTGATTAACTTCCAAGAGTCTTTCTTAGTACCTTTCATTGAGAAGTCTGCTTGGCGTTACATGCAGTATACCCCTGAGATTTACCCTGTTAATGACTTCAAGTTTGTTCCTTCAAGCTCATTAGGCATCATTGCCCGTGAGTATGAAGTGACTCAATTGGTTCAGTTGCTACAGACAATGGACAAGAGTTCACCTATGTACTCTAAATTACTAGAAGCCATTATTGACCACATGAACTTATCAAACCGTGAAGATTTGATCCAGTCTCTGCGTCAATCACAACAACCTAGCCCAGAGCAACAGCAAGCCGCACAAGCGCAAGCTCAGCTACAACAGTCACAGTTGCAAGCACAGATCAACGCATTCAACGGTCAAGCGCAAGAGTCTCAAGCCAGAGCTCAGAAGATTGCTTCAGAAATCCCATTAGGCGAATACGAAGCTCAGACAGATCGTTTGAAAGTATTATCTTCAAATCTGAAGCCCGGTGAAGAAGACGATAAAGAGTTCCAGCGTAGAGCCAAAGTAGCAGAGCTCTATCTTAAGGAGCAAGAGATTAACCAGAAAGCATCACAAGGAGTGACAAATGCTAACCAACAAAGAATGGGAGAGTCTATACCAAACAATAGACCAGAAGCTCAGCCTAGTCAACAAGCAAATGCAGGAAATGCAGAAGCAATTAGACGAGCTATGCAAGCCCAAGAGAACCGCCAACAGTAAAAAAGTTGCTGAAAGCTCTTGACTTTTACAAAAAAGTATGCTATACTAACTATATAGTTCAGAGAACCTCACAGAAAGGAGGATAATTCTTTTGGATAAAGAAACAGAAGAATATTATGAAACATATTTCTCTCTGTTCTCTTCAAAAGGTTGGAAGCAACTAATTGAAGAACTTACTGAGAGCTTTGATGCCTTCCGTATAGAAGACATTAAAGATCAGCAAGAGCTTGACTTAGTCAAAGGTCAACGCTTAGCACTACGTAGACTAATTAACTTCGAAACAGCAATACGTAGTGCTTATGATTCAATCTTGGAGTCAGACGATGATTAGACGTTTCGACTTCAAGTGTAATAAATGTAGCCACATTGAGGAACAATGGGTAGATAACTCTGATGAGTTCGCTACTTGCCCTGAATGCGGCGACACAGCACAGCGGATAATCTCTCCGATCTCTACGAAATTTAATGGATTCGGTTGGCCGGATGCAGACGATAAGTGGGCAAGGGATCACGAAAGAGCCGCTAGAAAGTAACATATCCATAATGCTATTATAGCACGGAGTAATAATATGGCAAAATTTATAAGCGAAAGCCAAGACGAAGAACTGAACGACGAAGAAGTACACAACTTCGAAGAGCCTGAAGAGGAAACTCAACAGGAAACTCAAGAAGCCAGTGAACCCTCAGAAGATGCTATCCCCGATAAATATCAAGGGAAAGACATTTCAGAGGTTGTCAGAATGCATCAAGAAGCTGAAAAGTTACTTGGACGACAATCTTCAGAAGTCGGTGAGCTACGAAAGATTGTAGACGACTTCGTTAAGACACAACTCGCAAAAGAAGAACAAGCCCACACTAGCACAGTTGAAGAATCTGTAGATTTCTTCGAAGACCCTGAAAAGGCTGTTGCTCACGCTATTGCAAATCATCCTAAGATTAAAGAAGCTGAAACCATCACTCAGCAACTACGTCAACAGGAAGCATTAGCTAAACTGAAATCCGCACACCCTGATTTCGAAAACATTGCTCGTGATCAAGGATTTGTTGATTGGGTTACAAAATCTAAGTTTCGCATCGAAATGCTTCGAAAAGCGGACAAAGAGTATGATTTTGAAGCCGCTGACGAGCTTCTGAGTAGCTGGAAAGAACGCCAGAATATGGTGACTGAAGCCGCTAACACAGAAACGAAAGCTCGTAAAGATTCAGTAAAGAAGGCATCAACCGGGAATACAAAAGGGTCTGCAGAAGCACCAAGTCGAAAGATTTATCGCCGTGCTGATATTATTAAACTCATGCAAACTGACCCAGACCGATACATGTCATTAGCAGAAGAAATTCGCAGTGCCTATGCAGAGGGAAGGGTTCGCTAATAGCCTTATAGGAGACTACTCATGGCAACTGCAACTTATCCGGGAGCAGGAGGCTTTACCGCTAAAACTGAAGCGGCAACCTTTATCCCAGAACTTTGGTCCGACGAAATCGTTGCGGCCTACAAAAAGAACTTGGTTCTTGCGAACCTCGTTAACAAAATGCCTATGTCAGGCAAGAAGGGTGACACTCTTCACATTCCTAAGCCTACTCGTGGCGATGCAAATGCGAAAGCGGCTGACACTGCGGTAACCATCATTGCAAACACTGAATCAGAAGTTCAGATTGCAGTTAACAAGCACTACGAATACTCTCGTTTAATCGAGGACATCGTAGAAGTTCAGGCTCTCGATAGCCTTCGTCGTTTCTACACAGACGATGCTGGTTACGCATTGGCTAAGCAAGTTGACTCTAACTTGTTCAACCTTGGTCTACGTTTCGGTAATGGCTCTGCAACAGAAGCTGAAATTGACGGTACATTCACTCCAGACGCTTGGGAAAACTCAAACGCCTACTATGTGAATGCCTCTTCAGGTATTGCTACATACACTGATGACACAATGGAAGACACAGATGCATTTACTGATCTTGCTTTCCGCCAACTCATCAAGTTGATGGACGATGCTGATGCACCAATGGACGGACGTTTCTTCGTCATTCCTCCTTCAGCCCGTCAGACAATGCTTGGCATTGATCGCTACGTTTCTTCTGATTTCACTAATCAGCAAGGCGTACAGAACGGCTTGATCGGTAACCTGTACGGTGTTGACATCTATGTGTCTACAAACGTACCTGTCATCGAAACAGCTACTCAGAACACTGCTACTACTTCAGTACAAGACACTCGTGGTGCTATCTTAGCACACCGTGACACAATGGTACTTGCAGAGCAAATGGCTGTTCGTTCACAGACTCAGTACAAGCAAGAATACCTTGCTAACCTCTACACTGCAGACACTCTGTACGGTGTACAGGTACTGCGTCCTGAAACTGGATTTGTATTGGCATTGCCATCCTAATCTAGTCTTGGTTAGCCCCTTCGGGGGCTTTCCTCTTTTCATTGTTCCCTACCAAAACAGGAATGGAAGATGCCTACTCAAATCCTCATCAAGAAATCTACTACTGCGTCTGCAGTTCCTACCACTTCTGACATCACCACTGGCGAACTTGCTGTCAACACCGCCGACAAGCGTCTCTTTACAAACAACAGTGGTACAATTGTAGAACTAGGTATTAATCCTTCCTCTGTGACTACAGGAGCTATCACAGCTTCTTCAGGCACTGTCTCAGGTAACTGGGCAGTCTCTGGTACTCTCACAGTAGCAACACCGTCTAACGACACTGATGCGGCTTCTAAAGGCTATGTAGACACACAGGTGTCCAACCTCGTTGATGCGGCTCCCGGTGCTCTTGATACGTTGAATGAACTTGCGGCGGCTATTGGTGACGATGCAAACTTCTCGACAACCATTACAAATTCTTTAGCAACTAAGCTAAACCTCTCTGGCGGTACTTTGACCGGAGATATTGTTTTAGGTGCTAACAAGATTACTTCTACAGCAACACCTGCCACTGACGATACACTGACACGTAAAGGCTACGTAGACGCTATCCTAGGCTCTGCTACCTCTGCCGCTACATCAGCGTCTAATGCCGCTACATCAGCGTCTAATGCCGCTACCAGTGCAACGAATGCGGCAACAAGTGAAACGAATGCGGCAACAAGTGAAACGAATGCGGCTACGTCAGCAACATCAGCGAGCAACAGCGCAACAACATCAGCGAACAGTGCATCAGCGGCGGCTACATCAGCCACTAATGCCGCTACCAGTGAGACAAATGCGGCGGCTAGTTTTGATAGTTTTGATGATCGTTACTTAGGAGCTAAATCATCTGATCCTACAGTAGACAATGATGGCGACTCTTTAATTACCGGAGCTATTTACTTTAACAGTACAAACAACGACTTTAAAGTGTATAACGGTAGTGCGTGGCAAGTTACTGCAGTAACAGCAGGGGACTTCTTACAGGTTACTAACAATCTATCAGATCTAAATAACGCAGGCACGGCTAGAACAAACCTAGGGCTAGTCATTGGCACAAACGTACAAGCGTTCGACGCTGACACAGCCAAGACAGACGTTGCACAGACGTTTACAGCAGGACAGCGAGGCACAGTCACAGCAGAAAATGACGGTAGCTTTGACTTAAACACAGGCAATCATTTCACTTGCACACCAACTGGGGCGATTGACTTGCTGTTCACAAACGAGACTGCGGGTCAGTCTGGCATGATCCTGTTGACTAACACCACACCACAGACCATTACAGTGGACGCTGATGTACACCTGAGTGCGGCAGACCTCACAGCAATCAATGCGGCAGGAACGTACCTGATGTCGTAC